TGATGGTATGTCTATGCTATCCTTCCTTGATGAAGCTATTTGGGAAGAGCTACAAACTAGCAGAGCATGGGTTATTGTAGACTACCCTGAAGTGCCTAACTATGAGTCACTAACAAGTGAACAGCTTGCTATGATTAATCCATATGCAATGATGGTTAAGGCAGAGAACGTTATTAACTGGCGTAAAGCTAAAGCAGGAGCAAGCAACTCAGAAGTGCTTATAAGCATAATATTGCGATACTATGTAGCTGACTACTCTAAGAACGACTTCCATCCCGACTATGTGGACACGGTGTCACACTATTTCTTAGATGATTCTGGTATGCTTCAGATTGACTACTATCAACGTAAAGATACTAACGATACTATTGGTGTTGTTAATGGTGAGTTACGCTCACAGTATCAACAATCTTTAACTACACAAGATTGGACACTAATAGACTCTAAGCAGCCTTTAATGCAAGGTGAAAGAATGCCTTTCATTCCTGCCTTTCCGCTTAACGGTCAAGTAGACCCTATTGAACCTGCTCTACTACCCTTAGTGGATCGAGAGGTAGCCCTCTACAACAAAGTTTCACGTAGGAATCACCTGCTATATGGTGCAGCAACTTACACGCCTGTGGTGATGTCTGACATGACTGATGAGGAGTTTGAAGAGATTACTTCAGCTGGTCTCGGTACATGGATTCATTTACGCAAGGATGATCAAATTAAAGCGCTAGAGACGCCTACCAACTCACTCTCTGACATGGAGAAAGCTATTTCAGCTACTGTTGAAGAGATGGCTAAAATGGGTATTCGTATGCTTTCACCAGAGGGTGGAGCACAGTCTGGCGTAGCTTTAGAGATTCGTAATGCTGCTCAGACAGCACAACTAGGTTTGTTAAATACTAAAGTTTCAAAGACTATGCAGTCAGTTATTACTGTTATGCTTAATTGGAAGTATGGCCTAGGCTTAAAAGATGAAGACATTGAGTATACGTTGAGTGCTGACTTCAACCCTACACCTATGGGTGCAGATTGGATGCGCTTAATTACGGACTGGTACCAACAAGGTATTATTCCACGCTCTACTTTCTTGTCTATTGCTAAACAAAATGACATTTTACCTACTGACTATGATGATGAAGAAGGTAAAGCAGAAATCCAAACAGACCCCTTAGTGGGGACTAACTCATCAAACATTGATGCGTCTATTCTTGAAAATCTAAATACAGATAGACAGGTCTAATATGAAAAAGGTATTAGCGACTATATTAATTACACTATCCCTGACTGGTTGTTCAGCGTTATCTGCGCTAATTCCTGGAATGGGTGGAGGTACTAATGTTGCCGCTAATACTCAAATTGGTAAAGAGAATAATCAGACGGGTGTACAACTTGGTGATGTAAAAGAGAATAAGGTAGAAGCTCAAGAGATTGGTAAGCTTTCACAAGCAGAAAACGCTATTGAGGCGGCTAATGTAACGATTAACAGTTTACCTCCTTGGGCACTGCTATTAATTATTTTAGGCTGGATTCTTCCAAGCCCTATGGAAATTTATAGAGGACTTATTAATGCCATAACAGGTACTATTAGGTATGTTTTTGGTGGTATTTTTGAGTTTGTAAAATTAATAAGAGGTAAATAATGGCTATTAATGACGATCTGTATGATAGAATCGTTCAGCACTTAGCTGATACACGACTCTATGAGTTAGAGACACAAACAAACGTGTCTAGGGGTATCAGAAGACATCAAAAGAGGCTTCGTGCCCTTTTAGTGCGAGACATTCGTGCAAATCTTAAGCCAGAAATTACAAGAGCAATGAAGGAAATTCACAATACTACACACAATAGTATTAGTGACTTTGCATCTGCAGCAACTTCCTTTCATGCAAATAATTTAGAAAAGTCTACAGGTAAGTTTTTTAAGGTTATTAAACCAAGAGGATCAGAAGTTGCCCTAGACATTGTTGGGCCAAATATTCAAACATCTAAATCTATTAGATCGCATTTTGATTCAATTGGCTCGGCTGAATTTCAAAGAATTCAGTCTAAAGTTAAATTAGGATTAGCAGAAGGTAAGTCTCAAAAAGAGATTATTAGTTCTGTGTTAGACACAACGCGCTTGACAGAAAGTCAAGTAAAATCATTAGTAAGAACATCTATTACCAGAACTGAGGCGTTAGCTATCGATAGAGTAATGGAAAGAAACAAGGATATAGTATATGGATATCGTTTTACAGCTGTACTTGATTCTCGAACCAGTCCTACATGCTCCAGTCTCGATGGTAAGGTCTTTCTTCTCGACAACATTAAATATCGACCGCCTCTTCATTGGAATTGTCGATCAGCGTTGGTCCCTGTATTAAAGTCTAAAGAAGAAATTGCTAAAGTAGAATCAGATAGAATTAAGAAAAGAGCATTAGCCGAGGTAGCCGCAGGTAAACTTAACGGCGAGACCCCTAAGGTGGAAGATTATTCTCAGTGGTTAATTAGACAACCTATGAATATTCAAACACAACATCTTGGTTCAGAAGAATTAGTAAGTTTGTTTCAATCAGGCACACTAAAAGTAGGTGAGTTCTTTACGCCAAAGGGTAGAGGTATTAGCATTGCTGCGCTGAGAAAACTAGACAATTTAAGAACAATGACTTTTCCAACTAGGCAAGCAGCTATTAGTAAGATTGACAATGATGCTGACATTATTGCAATAACTAGACCTTATGACTTGCTTCGTAGCACAGAAAACCAAAGAAAGCTTAAAGCATTTTATATTGCAGAGTCGGATGATATTCGGCAAGCAATGTCATTGACTGACTTTAAAGGTACTACACTTGGTGGTAAGAGAGCGGTAAGGCTACGAGCCAACAATGAATTTGATGAACGTAATATGTCATTCGACCCGTTTACAGGGGAAATGAAATCTACATTACTTTATGATCCAGACCTGTCTGTTTATCAAGAACGGATTGACTTCATGAAGAACTCTAAGTTACTTACAAGGGATCAAAAAGATTTTATCGAAAGTTTTGCCGAGAGCCTAGAAGATCAAATTAGTGTCAATAATCAAAGTGTGGTTGTAGAAAACTTACGTCTTCTTTTTGAACGGTATTCCAAAGATAAAAGTAGTTGGAATAACTTTATTGCCGTGGCTAGAGCAGAACAACAATTTAGCGTTACTAACGTTTCTAGAATTTTAGACAGACGTTCAAGAGAAAGAGCCGAGTTGTTTGCTAAATACATTGCTGGTGAAGACCCCAAGGTACAAATTCAAGGCAAGTATTATTCATTTGAAGACCTTACAAAGAATCTTCTTGATAATCAACGATTTGTTGATAGATGGGTGGATAACTACGGTAGAAGTCTAGCAAGACGAACCTACTACACAGGAAGAGCACCATTACGTAGCTATTTCTTTAAACCAAATAATATTGAGTTTAATGATCAGGTGCATAATTGGATTAAAAAGAATATTCCTGGAGCCAGGTTAGCCTATATTCGTGGACTAGATGATCTTGAAACTTATCAAAAATTGACTAAGATTATTGGCAAAGTTAAAGACTTTACTGATATTGATAAATTCTTAACTAGTAAAAAAGAACAAATTCGTAGAATTATTGATTTTGAATTATCTGCTAGACGAATAAAAGATAAGTATATTAAAGATTTTGTAGATGAAACATTAAATGATAAGAAAGCTATTGACGTTATTTCAAAAGTATTTAATACAATTGGTGACGGTACTGCAACTGACTATGATAGTATTGCAATTAATGTTGGAAAAGTTCTTAGAGAAAATTGGGAACTACCATTCCCTTCCTACAAGCCTACATTGGCAGATTATCACGCAGATGGTTCAAGACTACTTCAGTTACTTAAAGATCAAGGTAAGATTAAAATTCAACTTCGAGGTAAAACAAGAAGAAGTGTTATTGACCTTGAAACAGGCAGAGCAAGCGGCGCTTGGAAAGATACAATATCTAGAGAAGTAGTAATTGTAGATAAGGACATGCTAGAATTACAATCTAGAAATAGACAAATTCTGTTAGCTCAACGCTTTGGAATTGTTAATAGTAGAGATAAATTATATATTAAGGCTGGACAGAAGACATATTATGATGCTCGTGGTAAAAACACAAGTATTAGTATAATTACAAGACGAGCTTCTGCCAACTATGACAAAGTATTAGTAGACAAAGATTTTGCAAAGATGCTGAATCATACTATGAGTGTAGAATATGAGACAGACCTAGAGTTTGCATCCTTTATGGATGATGTAGTTAGGTTCAGGGACCCAAGAGGTAACTCTGCTAAATATGATGCCATAAATGAATTCAGAAAGCTAATTATTAAGCGTGGAGACCAAGGCTATGGCTTCATGCAGACAGTTAAGTGGCATACTCAACGGGGTAAGCCATTCACAGTTACTGCTCAAATTGACGGTCGTGGTCGTGTTTATTATCAGGGCTACTTAACCCCCACAGGTGGTGAGGTAGTACGTCCCTTTTTAAACAGTGCGTATTCACGACAATTTGGTGCAGCCGAACTGAGAGAGCTAACTACACAGATAGGCTCTTTAATTGGCCCTGCAACAGAGGCATTAACTCAAGCAGGTAGATTAGAAATCTTTAACAGAAATCAAGAAGACCTATTAACATTAGGTCGGTTACTATTAAGAAAAACACAAAGAGATAGATCTATTAGAGAATTTCTAGAGCACCCTTTAATCGCAGGATTAGATGCCGAGGAAGTTCCTAAAATGACAAGATTAGCTTTAGAGTATGCAAGGGTACATGACCATGTTCAAGGTGACTTTGCAGATATAAAAAAGCTAGCAAGTTATCAAACCAAACTAATGATTGAGAATGACGCCTCATCAAGCGGTGCTCAGATTATTGGTTTAAGTACAAGAGACAGAAGTATTTCTCTTAACTCTAATGTAGTACCTACAAACCAAAAGAACAGACTATATGACTTAGTTGCTATGGATACGGTGTCCGATCCAGCATTTCAAGCCATTGATAAACTAGCTGACGCAAATATTCAATGGACTGATTTACAAAAAGCTGCTAAGGCACAAAACATGGTCTCATTTTATGGTGCTGGTAGAGCTACACAGGCGGCAAATATTGAAGCTAAATTTGCTGGTATTCTAGAACGTAAAGGTTATACCGTTATTACTAGAGAAGAGTTAAGAACAATAAACAATCAAATCGATAGACTAGTTAAGGATGCTGATCGCATAGGTGCGACAAATACTTCTTACGGTCTAAAACAACTAAAACGTGAACTAATTGAAGTGCTAGACAACGAAGTCCCTGTGGGAAAAGAGTTAATGGCTGCTGCAAGAGATGTTCACCCTGATGTTGAAGCCTTCGTGGACAAACTTGCAAACACGCGAGTTGGTTTAATTGGCCCTAACGAGTTTAAACAAGTATCCGAGATTATGTCTAGGAAACTTGCCGAACGAGCGCCCATTACTCAAAAGTTCGTACAATTCTGGAAAGATGCAGCAAAATCATTTGTCGATGAAACTCAAAAGGTAGACATTCCTTGGGTTACATTTGATGGAAAAGTGTTGTATCAAAGATATAGACCAAAGATTCAATCTAGTATTGAATTTAGAGACCCTGTAACAGGTCGAATGGTTCGAAACATTTACGAAGCAAAAGCCGAAGACGCTACACTATTAGGAAAAGCTAGTTTAAACAGAGCAGGAATTGGTATGGGTGTTAACGGGAATCATATGAATGATGCCTCAATTGTTCGTCAGTACCACTTATGGGGTCAACGAAACAATGTACCTACAGCAACAATTCATGATGCTTTCTTTACAAACATTGGCGATGCAGTTAAATCTAAGGATGCCTTAAGGCTTATCTACGCAGATGCGTTAGATGGAGACACTATTAGGCAAACATTAAATGAGTTGCGTAGACAAGGAATGTCAAGAAAAACTTATGATGCGTTGATATTACGTGCCAAACAAGAGGGCTTACTAGATCCAGCAAATGGTTTAACTAGAGAAGATATTTTAGCCCCGATAAGACCGGGATATGATTTTTATGGGGTTGGCCCATGATAACAACAACAAACACCCTAGAATTTGTAATTCAAAGGGATCTAAATAAACGGCTGTGCCGAAGGAAAATAAATAATGAGTGATGATAACAGTAACGTAGAACAAGAACCAAACGAAACAGCAGTAGTATCAAGTAAAGATACTGAGGCGCTACTAGAAAAAATGGTAGAAGAACGCCTAGCTAAAGTTAAGTCTAGTCTAGATAAAGCATATTCGGAACGTGATGAAGCACTAAAGCGTGCTGTTCAACTTGAAGATGAACGTAAACAACAAAAGCTATCTGCTCTTGAGGCTGAAGGAAAGCACAAGGAAGTAGCTGAAATGAAGTTGACAGAACTTCAAGAAAAACTACGCATTGCTGAGGAGCGAAACATCAAGTTAACACGAGATGCGGCTGTTCGTGATGCACTCACGGGTTTAGATTTCCGTAATGAACGCTCACAACAGATGGCTTATCGTGATGTAGTAGACCAATTGATTCAGGATCCCGAAACGGGTGGTTGGATTCATAAGTCTGGTGCATCCATTAAGGAATTTGTGAATGCGTTTTCTAAGGATGATGATAATACATTCTTATTTAAACCTAAAACTAATTCGGGAAGCGGCACTAGCTCTGTAGGAGGTACGCCGAAGTTAGATCCCAATAAAAAGATGTCAGACCTTTCTACTGCTGAAATTATGCAGTTAGCTGCGGCTGGCAAATTAGGAAACTTTTCACTTTAATAAAAATTAATCAATTTCTAGGAGAAATTAAATGATTGACCATACCCTATTTAAGAACGTTGCCTTGGCAATTAGCGCATACTCTGATGAGGCATACACTACTGCTAAGAAGCTAAACTCTACTGGTTTAGTTGGCACAAACAACATGATCAACGCTGGCGGTGAAAACTTCACTGGTCAAATGCGCTGGTACAAGCCCCTAGCTGCTAACATTAACGTAGCTAGCTTGACTTCAGCAACTGCTGGTACTTATACCGACATCTCTACCGAGATTGCTGACTACATTAAGTCTGTTCGCACTTTTGGCGCACAGCAAGTGAACCTGCAACAAGTGGTTTCACAACAAGACGGTCTGTTGAAGATCGCCCGTGACTTTGCCGAAGTACGCGGCAATGACGAGTCTAACGCAGTTGTTTCTATCCTCAAGGGTGTTGCAGCTTACGAAGTTAGCCGTGGTGCTGGTATTGTTGAATTTGATACCGACGCCGATGGCGCTGGTGTTGGTGCTTTTGTTGACATCAACGCCGCTGGTACCTTTGGTACTGCCGCTACTGACCTCGCTACTGAGCGTAAGTTGTTTGACGCTTCTGCTATTGGTGCAGCTCGCGGTCAACGCTTGTTCAAGGCTATTGGCATGGGCTTCAAGGATCATGAGCCTGACTTTATGTACATGGTTACTTCACCTGAAACAATGGCTGAACTCCGTGCTGCAAACTTGGTGGACACGACCACTGTTGTAGATGGCAACTTGGAATTCCAAACCGTCTTTGGTGGTAAGTTCCGTTTGGTGATGAGCCGTGTTGATCAGGGTAACCTATCAGCTTCTGCTAACGTTAACGATCGTTCTGTTAAGACCACGTTCCTCGTTAAGCCAGGTTCTATTGCCTTCTCTCCAATCGTTGTACCTACCCCTGTTGAAGTTGACCGTGATGCGGCTTCTTACACTGGTGGCGGTTCTACTAACGTGTGGTATCGCTACGGCTTCGTAATGCACCCAATGGGTTACGACTGGGCCGGTTCTACCTCTGCTTTTGCAACCAACACAGCCTACGGTACCGCTGGCTCATGGTCACGCAAGATGGATGCTTTGAACCTCGGTATTCTCCCTATTTTCCACGCTTAATCCACTAGGAGGAACTGATGGCACTAACTCTTAATGTAAACTCATATGTGACTGTCAGCCAAGCCGAAGACTATTTTGATACACGCATTGATGCGTCATCTTGGAATAGCGCTGACGCTGACGACAAAGAGTCTGCCCTTGTGACTGCAACTCTAATTCTTGATGAAAATCAATTTATAGGGGCTGCTGTCAGTTCCACACAAAGTCTAGCCTGGCCTAGAACATCTGCAAGCTACTATGATACTAAGTTAGGTATGCAAGTAGATATTGCTTCTAATGAGATTCCAAATCGATTAAAATTAGCTGTTTATGAAATGGCTAATCACTTACTCGCAAACGAAAACTTATTAGACAACACTGCACAAACTTTTGAAAAGATCAAGATTGGATCTATTGCAATTGAGGACAACTCTTCGGATTACGTGCCTCCCCCGCTAGTTCCAACTACTGCTAAAAAGTTTATTAAGCCCCTGCTTACCTCTGCTCAAGGTGGCGGTATCTGGTGGAGGGCTAATTAATGGTAACAAAAGCAAAACTACAGAACGCTGTAGATGATGCTTTTAAGAAACTTGATGCGCTTGCCGTTACAGCAGTTTTTACTAATAAAACAGTTAGTACTTTTGATTTTTCAGTTGGTGAAATAGTTGCTCAGTCAACTACTTACACAACTAAAGGCTTTATTGAAGCAGAAAAATCAGAAGTTGACAATACAATTGCAAACTATTTAACACTAATCGTAAAGACTGGTGGTGTAGACTTTAACGCCTATACAGTAGTTACAATTGACAGTATTGCGTATAACTGTTCTATTTTAACTGGTAACGAATATGCAACAACCTTTAAGATTGTGAGGGTAAAATAATGTTTGATAAACTTAGACAAGATATTTACTCTGTATTTGCAAGCTTTGCTTGGAAAGCTAACAATATTAAAGTATATCCAGAAAATTACCAAGGCGACGTAGGTTCTCAAACACCCTACATTCGTTTAACAATAATTCCTGGAGCTGCATCACTTGACTCTTTTAGCATTGGTAAAAGATTATCTGGTCGTATTATTCTTTCTATTTTTGTAGATAATACGGCTGGTGATAAAGACTTATACAACGTAGCAGACTTGTTAGATAATTATTTTCAAGGCAAAACTTTAACTAATGGAACGCAATTTGGACCAAGTACGGTAACACCACTTGGCATAGACAATGTGAATAGTTCAATATATAGAGGCGACTATTCAATAAAATTTAATTCTTACGGAGATTAACAAAATGGCTCATATTACATCAATCGGCGCTGGTATTTTCTCAGCATTAGCCGTAAACACGACTGCTATCACTGACTATACGTCAGTCGATACTTTGACAGAGCTAGAAGCACTATTTGCTTCTGCTTCTGCTTTTTCTGAAATCAAAAACGTTCGCGAGTTCCCACAAGTTGGTACACCCGCTAACATCGTAAACGTACCTGTTTACGGTCAAAAGACGTCTAGCCAGATCCAAGGTCAGGCTGATGCTCCTTCACTTGAAATCAGCATTAACTACATCCCTTCAGAGTGGGCCGCTGGCACTACTCTGGGTGACGCAATTGGTGATGGTAACGTTTATGCGTTCCAATTCTCATTGCTTAACTCTAAGCCCGATGGCTTGACTGCCAACGCTGCTGGTCTGGGTACTGTTGCTAACTCTAACTTCTACTTCATCGGTAAGATTGAAGCGTTGTTGGTCAGCCCACAGTTGACAGATGCTAACCAAGCTACCCTGACTTTGTCAGTGGCTGGTGAATTCTTTGGTCCAAGCACACAAGCCGGTGCCTAATTACCAGGGGACGTTAAAGAAGGTTGAGACCTCCCTTTAATGTATTTATGTAGGGGTATTTATCTTAGGGTAGATACCCCTATCTATTAAAGTATAAGAGAGTATATTATGGATAGTAAACCACCATTTAGTAAATCATTTGTTATGAAGACTACCTTTAGGCATATGAAGAGATCTATTGAAATCAGTATCAGTAAATCATTTGAAAGACTAAAAGACTTTGAAAATGAGAGTGATACAGGAAAAGAAATTATTGAGACATTATCAGTTCTTCATACACTAAACAAAGTGTTAGAAGAATTCCAAGATAATAACAAACATCTATTTATTGAAAACAAGTAAGGAACAGTAGTATGAAACATTTAGTCGGTAAAGGTATGAGTAAACAAGTTGATTTTATGGATGATAAAGTCAATATTAAAAAGCTATCAGTAGCTGAAATCATGAAGATTCAAGATCACGGTAAGAAAGCCAAAGAAGGTGATGAACTTAGCGTTTTGCGAGCAATGATTCGTCTAGCTGTTGAAGAAGCAAAGGATTTGAAGGATGCTGAAATTGATTCATTTCCCCTAGATGAACTAAGTAAACTAGGTGCAGAGATTGTTCAGTATTCAGGGATGGCTGGTCAACAAGCCGCCGGGGAAGTAGAAGCGGGAAACTAACTGATGAAGAAATGGTTATTTATGAACTTGCCTTTAATTTAAAAATAACCGTTGGTCAATTGCTAGAAATGCCTTACGAAGAATTTTTAGGATGGCTACATTTCTTTAAAATAAGACCTGTTGGTTGGCAAGAAGATAACAGGACTGCTTTACTTTTAAGTGCGCAGGGTGTTAAAAAGAAGGCAACAGAAATTTTCCCATCTTTGGCTGCTTTATATAAAGGCAACCGTAGCTCAAATAAGTCAATGGATCCTAACTTTTTGCGTATGTTGCAAAAGGCTAAGAGTGGTGACAATTGGGAAATAGAAATAGAGGATTAACTATGTTAAAATTTACTGCAAAAGTTGATTTCAAATCAGAGTTAGAAAAGCTAAAAGAAGAAGTAAAACAAATAGCAGATGACAGTGTTGTTGAAAGAACAGCATTTGCAACAGAAGCCTTAACAAGAGTTACTCCTATAGACACTGGTTATGCCCGTAGTAGGTGGAGTTATAAGTTTGATAATTCAGAAAAAGGAAATACAATAGGTATCATTGACAATGATGCTTCTTATATTGGCCTTTTAAATCAGGGTAATTCAAATCAAGCACCCGCCTATTTTATTGAGAAAACACTTATATCTATTGGAGAACTAGAAGATCCAGTGATAGATTACTTAAAATAGTATTATACGCCCTAGATGGTAACCATTTATAATGGCTATTATCTAGGGCATTTTTATTAAGGAGGCATAGAATGTCAGTACAAATTCAAGTACGGTCAGACTCCTCACAAGCGCAAGCAGATTTAAAGAAATTAGAAGGATCTCTAAAAGCGGTACAAAGCAGTACCGAAAGTATCAACAGATCAATAGTTAGCTTTTCCAATATCGCAAAGACCGCATTTGCGGCGATTCCACTTGCCATTGTAGGAAATAACGCTGTTAAAACAGCAGCAAGTTTTGAAGTTTTAGAACAAAGACTTTTAACGGTAACAAAAAGCAGCATAGCTACAGCAGCTGCTATGGGCGCAGTAGCAAAAATTGTTGCAAAGACGCCATTTAGTATTAGATCACTAACTGATGCTTATGCTCGGTTAGCAACAACAGGGAACTCTTTATTCAAGTCCCAATCACAAATAGAACGTGGAATTAAAAATATCGCTGATGCAGTTGCGGCTGTAGGTGGTAGTGATCAAGAATTATTTAGAGTAGCTGTAGCCTTTGAGCGCATGTCATCTGAAGGTCGTATTACTGCAGAACGATTAAATCAAATCACAGATGCAGGCATACCTCTTACTAAGATTGCCGATCAGCTTGGTATTTCCATGGCTGAACTTCGTGATCAAAGCGAAAAAGGGACTTTAACATTTAATAAGTTTTATAAAGCATTTCAACAAATATCAGAATCTTCTGATGGGTTTTTAGGTGCAGCAGAGAGACAAGTAAACACATTAAATGGCGCAATGCGTAACTTAAATGACGCCTTTGATTTACTTTATGATCGTTTAATTAATGGTTCAGGTATTGGTAGAATACTAATTGCAGTAATTAACTCTACTGAAAAAGCTATCAGATCTTTTACTGTAGGTCTTGATAGTCAATTAGCAAAAGGTATTGGTAAAATAGGCTTTTTCTACGGCTATACTGCGCTTTATATTGGAAAAGTTGGAAAAGTATTTACAGATACTGCTAATAAACTTAGAGACTTTGTACTACCAGATTTAGAGTTTAATATATCATTAACTGATATTAAACTAGAATTATCTAAGTGGATGCCAAACTTAGAAAGAATTAAAACTTCATTTAGTAATTTTGGAAAGTTTATTAAAGATGTTTTCTATAGTATTTGGGATGAGGTTGTTGGAAATTCAACGTGGCCAGATTTAATTAACGGTGTACTTGCATGGGCGGATAAGTTAGTAACGCTTATTAAATCACCAATGAAATTATTTAAAGACCTTGTTAACAATACTTTTAAAAATTTAAATGCAGATCAAATAAAAGAAAAGATTCTTTCTTCTGTAAGAGAACTAATAAAGAATGTTAAATTAGGTATTATAGAATTTAATAAATTTAAAGTTACAGTTATAGCAGCTGTTTCTGCAATTGGTGTTGCGTTTGACCCTTTACTTAGCAAGCTCAGTGCAGTAGCAAATTATATAAAAGATTTTACTAGCAATCTATACTTGCAGTTTAAACTAAACTTAAGTTATGAACAATTAGACTATAAAGATTTATTTAGAATTGATAAAGCAGAAGCTGCTTGGGGTAAAGTATGGAAAGCCTTTAGACTAGCAGCAATTCCATCTATTTCAGATTTACAAGAAGACCTTGGTGCGCTTTATGATGTAGTTAAAAATAAGTTTGTAAACATGATAGATAGGGCATTACTTGCGCCCGAAGCCGTTTCAGGCTTCTTTGCAAATATTACCTCTAGTATGAAAGGCTTTGTCACTTCAACCTTTGAAAATGCAAAACAATTATTTAGAAACGTAACAGAAGGTATTACAACACGATTCTCAGATAGTATTAGTAGCATTAAATTAGATGTTAGAAACTTTTTAAATGATAATGATTTAAGAGATTTTGTTGCAAGTGCGTTATTATTTGCATTTAACAGCACCTTTAGAAACTTGGCAATTATTACAATTGGTACTAAGTTCTTAATTGAATCATTTGATATATCACAAGTTCGAGCAGCTACTGATGAAATTGCTAAGTATTTTGGTTCTTTATTAAAGAGAGTTATTGATAACTTTGCAAAAGAAGGCCCCTCTACAGTTAGCAAGGCCCTTGGAGAAATTTATGATTTAATTGTAAGTTTTGGAAATAACTTATTAAAAGAAGCTGGTTTTGCTGGCACTGGTAACTTAACTGGTTTACTTTCTGGGCTATTCTTTGGAACACTAACAGTAGCCTTACTAACTGGTAAGCTAGGCGCTTTGTCAAAAGCAGTTATGGGTTCTATTACCTCTCTTGTTAAATTTGTTGCGCAAGAGGCACTTGGCGGTTACTTTGTAAAATACTTTATTGGTGACGATGCTAAAAACGAAGAAAATATTAAAAAGGGTGAAACAACAGGTAAAACGGCAGGTAGAAGGGTTGGTAGGGCATTTAAAGGAGCCTTATCTATTGCCTCTGCTGGTATTGGTATTGCAATAGCTCTGGCCTTTACAGATGATATTGTTAAGAATATTGGCATAGAAGATCCAATGCTTAAGCTTTTTGCTGAACTAGGTATAACTACAGGTATCATATTTGGTACAAACTTAGTTGCTGGTATGTTAGGTACTAAGCTATTATCCTCAGCTACATGGGTTGCTTCTGCATTTAGTTTACCTGTAATTAAAGCTGCATTGACTAGACTGGCATTAAGTACTGCTTTACTTGGTGCGCTATTTCCATCTGTTAGTGCCATAACTGGTGCTGTGGCTACAATGCTAGCTGCATTAGCAGGTGCTTTAAGTCTGCCAGTAATCCTTGCAGCACTAGGTGTTGCAGCGGGTGGCTTTTTGATTTATAACGTATTCTTTGGTGAAGAGGGTGGTTGGGGTCAGAAGATTAAAAAGTTATTCCAAGAGCAGATTGGCCCTGCAATTGAATCTTTCTTTACAGGAATATTTGATTGGATGTCATCTAAGATTGAAGAGTTGGGTAAAACAATTAAAGGTATCTTTTCAATTAATTCATTTAAAGGTAAAAATTCTGATTCTGCTGGTGGTAACTTTACAGTAGATCCAATTTCAGGCCTTGCTACAGGCGGTAAGGTATCCGGCAAAGGAACAGGAACATCTGACTCTATTCTTGCTAGACTTTCAAATGGCGAATACGTTGTTAATGCCAAAGCAACCTCTCAAAATAGAGGCTTGTTAGAGCGTATTAATAATGGATTACCTGCTTTTGCTACAGGTGGTTATGTATCAAAAGATGGAAATGTAATTAGTAAAGCATTTCCTGAAGACACAATTCTTTCTTCATTAGTCAAGCAACTTAATTGGAGTTCTCCTCTTTCTTATATTGGATTACGAGCAACTATTGATAAAGAGTCTGCAGGTGGTCTTGCACAAGACGAGGCACCCAACCCAAATGCTTTAATTAAAAATAAATATAAAAGTCGTTTAGAGTCTAGGGGTAAATGGGATAAATTATTTGGCGGCCCTTTTAAAAACTTTACTTGGGATGAAATAAAACATTTTGCAAACACACAAACAGTTGAATCTTTATTTAATTTTGCTTATGCAGATGTAAATAGATCAGAGAGATATAAGTTAGGAAACACAGGAGTTGGTGATGGTTATCGCTTTAGAGGTCGTGGCTGGTTACAAACAACTGGTCGTGATAACTATAAAAAAGCAGGTTTTGAAAATGATCCAGAAGCGCTAGCCTCCTCCAGCGATAATAATACTAAAGCTGTTACCACTTTAGTGCGGCGTATAAAAGGGCTAGATAATTTAAAAGATATTAATTCTATTGCAAAGGTAATAAATAGACGTATAAATCCCGGCGGCAAAGACACTGGTATTATTATAGACAAAGCACAACCTTATCTTTCAAAATTAGATTCTTATTATAGATCAATAGCTTCACCATTTGCTAATGGCGGCTATGTTAATGATGAAGACTTTAACATGGTTGGTAGCTATGTTCGTGGCTTTATGGGTAACGTTGATGATGACTATATCAATAACTTACTAAAACAATATAAGCAAACTGGACAGTTAGAAGGTCATATAAATACGATACGTAGTATGACAAAGGGTTATGCTAATGGCGGCTATGTTAATGATGAAGACTTTAACATGGTCAGTAAGTATATACGTAGCTTTATGGGTAATATCGATGATGATTATATAAATCAGCTACTAAGCCAATACAAGGGAACAGGTCAACTTAATGGGCATTTAGAATTAATGCGTCAAATAACGAGTGGCAAAGGAATTCCCCGTTATGAAGCTGGCGGTAGTGTTGGTTTTGAAGCTCCAGAAAAGCCAGAAAACAATTCGGAATTAAATAAGTTAATAACCGCTGACCTAAACAAACTAATTAATCAAAGAACACCAGATCAACTTTTACAGTTAAGACAGCAGGCTATTGCAGAAAAATTAAAAACAGAGTCTTTATTTGCAATAGATTCCTTTACTAGTCAATATGGTGTTTCAGGTAAAGAGGCCTTATCCGTAGCAGGCGGGGCAGCTGCTTTAGCCACAGGTAACTTAAGCTATTCTACTGATCTCTTAGGTGGTGACTTTAAAGCTAGTCTTAAGAAGGGTAAGAGACTCGACTTTAGCTTTATAAAACAATTTGCAAATGGTGGATCTATTATGGGGCCAGGTACAGGTACCTCTGATTCTATTTTAGCAAGATTGTCTAATGGCGAGTTTGTTGTTAATGCAAAAGCAACTGCAGATAATAGAGCCTTGTTAGATAGAATTAACTCTGGCTTACCCGCATTTGCTCAAGGTACCCCTCCACTTCAAAACCCATTACCCTTTGATTATAAAAAGGGCGGTATACAAAAGGTAAATAATATTGACTTAGATACTAAGTTCTTAATAGACGCTTTAAATAAATCAATAGATGCTAATTTATCTACAGAAGAAGGATTAACCTTACTGACAAAAGCATTTAAGGATGCTGCATACGATGCCCAAGACAGGGGTGCTATTTCTAGGTTTGTACCTCGATCAATGATTAATAGCAAAATCGATAGCTTTGTTAGCCAGCCAGAAACAAAAGAAAAGTTTGTGCAAAGCCAATCTTATATTAAATCTATTAGAGAACAAGATATTGCTCAATTTAAAAAGGCTGTAGATTCTCTTTCTAATAAAGCAGCCCCTGCTGCACCTCAACAGAGTACGGTAGAAATAATAAAAGCAATTAACGTTGCTAGTACAAAACAAAGTGCTCTACAGGAATTAACAAATAAATTAAGCTCTTTAGGTATTGATACTTCTAAGTATAATTTAGAAAAACTATCTAAAGATTCTGAAATTTTAAATAGAACTACTACAAATGTAGATAATTTACTTAAAACAGGTAACGATTTAAATAGGTCTCTTAAAGATGGTGTTACAGAAGGTATTGGTTTACAAGAAATTGCAGTAGCTAGTTTAAAAGATATTCTATTAAAACAGCTTTCTATAGACCTACAAATACAAACTGTCGATCAGTTAAAAGCTATTCGTAATGAGGCTAGAGCAAACTTTACAAAAAAGACTGGTGATGCTGCAGCAGCTAATGTCCGTGGTGACTTTAATACTGGTTTAAGTTCCTTACTAAAGGGCCAATCTAATATTGGGGACTTTGGTGATACACTTTTAAATAGTATTACAGGCAATATAGTTGATAGCTTTTCAGCAGGAATCACAGAAGGTATATTTGGAAAAGAAGGCCTTAAGCTTGAGAGTATGTTTAGTGGTTTATTCGGTGAACAAGCAGGTATAGGGTTTGATCTTTTTGGCGGTAGTCAAGTAAAAACAATTGGAGCAGGGCCTACTGGTAGTTTTGGAGACCCTCTTTATACTAAACAGGATACCTCTAGGAAGCTTAACGATAAAGGTGAAGATGGAAAAGGTCCGATTGATACTGCTAAAAGTACGCTTAATGATGCTTTTGATTCATTTGGTGCTTCTCTTGATGGTACTTTTGCTTCTGTAACTGCTAATCTGAGTCAAACCTTTGACGGATTAAAAGAAGTATTCAAAGGGCTTCCAAACTTATTATCTGGTTTATTTAGTGGCGGTGGCGGTGGACTAGGTGGCCTATTTAGTGGCATTGGTAGCCTATTTACTATGGGCAGTAGTCCTGCTAGTATGCTTGCTTCTGGTATGATACCAATGGATACTGGTGGAGTAGTTCCTGGGCAATTATCCGGTCAGCCGTTTCCTATCTTAGCACATGCAGGTGAGATCATTCTTAATGAAGCTCAACAAGCTCGGGTAGCTGCCTCAATAAGCGGAAGTAATAAACAGCCTAATAGTGTTACCTTAAATATTACTGGCGATATCTCAAGACAAACTAAAGCAGAAATTATAAAATTAATGCCACAAATTTCTAGTGGTGTAAACGCACAAAATAGAGAAAATAATAGAAGGAGATAATTATGGCTGGTATTTTTGAAGACGGAAAGGTTATTAGAAGATTTGTAACACCTATGTCTGTTGCTAGTAACCAACCTGTATTCGTAGCCGACACATTATCTTTAGCAAGACAAGTAGTTTCAAGGGAGGTTCAACGTTGGGAAATTACAACTAACATTGAACCTTCTAATGATTCACCCGATTTGTTAATTCATTCTGTTGTTAATGGCTATGCTGGCGTATTTGATATTTTAATGCCACAGGTATATAGGCCTAAGTTTGTAGAGACTAGGGCTAGGTTAATTAAGCCTTTAGAGGCAAAAACCGCTGGAGTTAATACATTTTCAACTTTAGCTACCCCAGTAAGTAGCAGGTTACTTAAAGGTGAATTTATTCGTTTTACTAATCATAGTAAAATATATTTAATTACAAATATTGTAACTGTAGACACTACAGATGTTATTACAATTTTTCCAAAGTTAGTTAGACCCATTGCTACTACTGAGTCCATTAATTATGGACAGAATGTAATATTAAAAGCCAGATATGATACAGATACCATGCTAGGAATAACCTATACGGATGGGGTCTTATCGGACATGGGAACAGTAACATTTATAGAAGCGTTATAAGGAATATTTATGAAACAATTAAGTAATGCTGTTAACACATTAATTCTTGAAAAAAATATTAGTTATTTTTTCCTAGTATCCCTAGATATACCTAGTGCTATACAGCATTACACAAGTTTACCTTATGATATTACTATGGGAGATGGAAATACCTACTCAAGTGAAAATGGAGTTTACGGTGTAGATCCTCCTCATATTTCAGATATTGTAGATCGGGAGGCGTATAAAGTTGCGCTTTCTGATCCCTCTTTTAATTTTAAATATTATTTTGAGGATGGCATTATTGGCAGAGAGATGTCTGTTAGACTAGGTTTTATTAATACAACAGAATCTGAAATTGAAGGTTTTGATAGTATTATAGTTCAGCCGGGTGAAATCTTTAAAGATATTAATGATACTATTTTAATTTATGCAGGTGCAGTTGACAATCATGGCTATACAATTGATATTAGTAATAGTGAAGCGATTGCAGCTATTGAGGGTTCAAGCCCTATGGCAGATTTAGATTTGGTTAAGACTTTTTATACTTCAAAGGATTCAATGTCTCACAGAAATAACACAGATACTGCTTTTGATTCTGTTCATGAAGGTTCTGGTACCATTCAAGTTAGATGGGGAAAGGTGAAATAATGTCATTAGAATTCCGAATTTTAATGTTTATATTTTCTACTGTTGTTCAACAACAACAGATAGCAAATGCAAAAAGAAGACAAGAAGAGTCTATGGACAAAATGAGGGGCTTTGAATTCTCTGTTGAAGGAGAAGCCTACCCTCTACCTGTGTTATACGGTAGAAACATAATTGCAGGTGCTCGTGTATATCATAATGTAAGGAGTAGTTATTCCCATGCTGATGCCGATTCTTCTGCAATTGTATTTCAATCAAATATGGAAGAAGACATCTCAGGGTCTAAAAACGAATATTTGTATGTTCAACAAGCTTTGTGTCAAGGCAAGATTAATGATGTAATAGACTGGGTTCTTGATGATCAAAAATCAGATACAAAAGAATTAAAGCATGGGCAAAGAATTCATGTTTATAAAGAAGGAACTATAGCAGACCCCATGATGGTTGCTAATTTTACTGAAAGACAAAATTCAATATTTACAGATGTACCCTATGCTTCAATGGTGTTTAGATTAAACAGAGAGGATGCGCAATATAGTCAAGGTATACCAAATCTTCAATTTTTTGTTGAAGGTAGAACAATCAAAGATATTATCAATACTAATGGGGCCTTTAGCCTTAGCGAGGAAGAAGTATATAGTAATAACCCTGCATTAGTTTTGTTAGATTATTTAACAAGTGAAACGTATGGCAGAGGCTTATCTTTTGATAAAATTGATTTAGAATCCTTCTATAATGCAAAGGTAATTTGCAATAGGATTGTGCAGACGGATGTAAAAGTTGATGGAACATATTGGAACAAAAAAGAAATTGGTAAAAGAGATTTACCTCTTTATGAGGCAAATTTAATTATTGATACAACTAAATCAATTAGAGAAAATGTAACTTCAATTCTAGGTACAATGGGAGATGCGAATTTAATTTGGACCAACGGCGTATACAAATTAATGTTAGAGTATCCCTCTACACTTGAAGAGCTTAATGAAATTGTAATTGCAGAAATCTCTGAAGAAGATATTGTTGAAGACAATATTGAGGTAACGTACCCTTCTGCATCTGAAAGATTAAACTTTTGCACAGTAACTTTTGAAGATGAATCTGAAGATTTTAAATCAAATACTGCATCTTGGCCTTTAAAAACAGGAGGCGTTTATTCTTCATTTTTAATAAATGACAACCAAGTACCATTAGAGACTTCTCTAAATATTCCAGGTATTACAGATCAATATCATGCTCTTGCAAAGGCAGAAGAACTTGTTAGACTAAGCAGAACAAATGTCATATACAAGTTTAAAGTAACAATTAGATCAACATTGTTTGAGCCAGGAGATATAATTATTGTAAATGCACCCAGTGTTAGCATTAACAATGAATATTTAAAAATTAAAGAAATTAAATTTTCAGAAGATGGAACTGCAGATATAACCGCAGTTAAATACGATTATACAGTTCTTGCTTGGAACGCAAAAGATGATCAAATTGTCAATCCAAGAAATAATTATGACTTTCAAGTAACGGCTCCAACTAACGTAGTGTTAGTCCCCAACGAAACTGGAAATAGCGCTTTCGGCATTGGTAGGCTTGAATGGGATTATCCTGAAAATGAGTATGCAGCTTCCTTTAGCATATACTACTCAATTGACACAAATCCAACAAGAAAAGTTTATTTAGGCCAATCAATAGATACTAACTTTGATATTTCAAATTTAAGAACTAATATTTATACCTTTTATGTAAAAGCCACAAATTCGTTAAGAGCAGACTCTACAAGTACAGCTTCTCAAGCTTATAATTTAAGCCCTCAAGCCCCTCTAAATATTACCTTTGCACCTAATGATGATGGAATTTATGAAGCAGGCTCAGGTACTCTTTCTTGGTCAACGGTACCCGATTCCTTCTTTAGAAGGTTTTTAATAGAGTATTCAGTATCAGGTAGTCCGACTATTAAGAAGCTTGGTTTAACATCTGATAATAATTTTGTTGTTGATTTAGGTGTGGGATCTTATGACTTTTATATTAGAACAGAAAGTTTCTCAGGTGAACTATCACAAAGATCTAACTTAGAAAATACAAGCATTTCTATTCCTAAACCTAGTGTAGTAGAGTTTGAGGCTAATAACTTTTTAAACCAAACACAGAGCTTAGTTTTAGGTACTTTAAGTTGGGTAGAACCTCTAGATTATGTACCCTTTAGGTATATTGTAGAGTATAGGCTACCATCCGCTAATACCTACAAACGTTTAGGTAACTCTACAACTAATACTTTTGAAGTGTCTGGATTAGATTTAGGCTCTTATGTCTTTTCTGTTAGAACTGAATCAGTTAGAGGTCTTCTTTCTGAAAGAGTAGAGTCAATTAGTAATTTAATTACAGTTCCTGAAGTTACAAATTTAGCATTTACAAGAAATACAACAAACAATATAACAGCAGGTGTTGGAACATTGACTTGGACTGCACCAATTAATTATAAGGTTTCATCTTATATTGTTTCTTTTTCTTACTTAGATAATAATGTTAAAATACAATTAGGAAGAACAAAGACAGAGGCATTTACTATTAAAGGTATGGGTGCAGGTAATTATACTTTTATAGTTGAAGTAGAGTCGCTATCAGGCGCACTATCTCAAACTACTAGTTTAACACAAGTAATTAATACCTCTTCAGTATCTGAGCTAAGTTTTTATAACGATGAAGCTGATCTTGCAACAAATTCAAGTGGATATTTATCATGGAGCCTTGCATTAGAATCTTCTTTTGCAAAATTTATTATTGAATATAAAAAGTCAACAAGTAACATTTATAAATATTTAGGTGAAACAACAGATACAATTTATGTACTTCCAGAATTAAAACCTGACATTTATGATTTTTCTGTCACCGCTGTAGATATTAATAATATTCAATCAGATAAACTTAAACTATCAGATCAAAGTATTAGTATTGACACTGTTTCAAATATTGTATTTATTAAAAACACTTCTAAAAGAATTGATCTAGGCTCTGGTAAATTACAATGGATTGTACCACCTAATTTTTCTGTAAAAGAATATATTGTAGAGTATCGTGAAAATAATGACCCTGTTGGTGAATATACACTAATAGGTACTGCATCTAGTAACTCTATTACTGTACCAAGGCTTGAAGCCGGAAGCTATTATTTTTATATTTCTACAGTTTCAAGAGATGGGTTTACATCTAGTAAATTAAGATCAGACTTAGAGAAAATAGCAATTGATGGAGTTACTGGTGTAAACTTCACCCCTAATCAATCTACAGAAAATACAAATAGCTTAGGTGTTTTAAATTGGGTAATGGCTTCTGATTCAAAACCTAAACATTTTATTATTGAATATAAAACAGCTCTTGAAGAATTGTTAGACATGCCCGGAGATAACACGGCATTTAAACCTATTGGAATTACAACAAATAACTCAATAGATATTACCGAGTTAAAGCAAGGTGACTACGTCTTTTCTCTCATTTCAGAAAGTAACACTGGTATAAAGTCAGAAAGATTTATTTCTGGAGTTATTTCAATTACACAAAATAAACCAACAAGCATAACCTTTACTGTTAATTCAACTGCTTCAAAGTTAGATGGCAATGGAGTACTTTCTTGGGTAGCCCCTGAGGGTCTTCTAACAAAATCATATATTATTGAATATCGCATTGATGGTACTGAAGATTATGTTTATGTTGGTACAACTACTAATACAACCTATATCATTAACAGTATTGACTCAGATATTGAATACGAATTTTCAGTAAAAGCTGTTGGATACTCAGGTGAAGAGTCTCTAAGAGGTCTCTCTCCCTTATATAATTTTAGTGTTCCTACTGTGATTGATGTTATCTATACAAATAACGAAGAAACAATTGATTTTGGTTCAGGCGTATTGTCTTGGACAGAGCCAACAAATTATGCTGTTAGAAATTATATTATTGAGTACTCAGAGGTTGGTGAAAATGCTTGGAAGCAAATAGGTAAAACCACTAGAACTTCTTTTGTTATTGACAATTTATTAATTGGTAACTATGACTTTGCAGTATCAGTAGAGTCTTACTCACTTGATGTGTCTTTGCAAAATACACTTTTAGATGTATTTATTGATGACGGCTCTGATGAAATACCTGGTATTGAGTTGAGCGAAATACTAGTGGAAAATAAGGACAATATTACTACTTCTTTAATTGTAAAAGTCATACCTGCGCATCACCCATTGGCTGTCTCTTATGAGGTAGAATATCAAAGAAATGGTGATACTGAATGGCAGTCTATTGCAAACGCAGCAAAAGGCGAAGGAGTAGAACCCGTATATGTTTACATTAATAGCGTAATTGATTTACTTACATATACTGTAAGAGCCAGAACTATTTCTGGGCTAAATACTAGAAGTGAATGGGCTACTACAAGTAAAATAGTAATTGGCAAAACAGCACCCCCTGCTGCACCCATTGAGCTTAACGCCGATGTTATTGGTAGTAATTTAATGCTAAGTTGGGATCCAGTAGAGGATGTTGATCTTTCTCATTACTTTATTACTTATTCAAATGATATAACAACTGGTGTTTATGCTTCTTCATTTACAATTGTAGACAAAGTATCTAGACCAGCAACTACTACTATTGTACCTGCATTAACTGGTAAATACTTTATTAAATCTGTAGATAAATCTAATAATATAAGTCTTGAGGCAACTGAGACAGTTGTTACTACAAATCTTAATTATATTGAAAACTTAAATACAGTTTTAAATTTACCACAGCATCCAAATTTTACAGGTACAAGAACATCAACTGTTTTAAAAGATGTAGACGGATATTTGTATTTAAACGCAATTTCCAACTATACAGAGGGGTATTATACTTTTCCAACTACTACAGACTTAGGTGCTGTTTATACTTCAAAATTGTCTGCTTTTTTGAATATGGTAAGGTTAGACTCCTCTACTGGTTTGTTTGATTCTGTATTAGGAACTTTTGATTCAAGAACAGGTAATTTTGATGGGCCAGACTACCCTGATGATATTGATGTTAAATTGGAAGTTAGATATAGGAATACAACCTCAGATACTTGGAGTTCTTGGAAACGATTCTTAACAACTACTGTTACTACAAGGTACTTGCAATTTAGGCTTAAATTAGTAAGCGAAGCAAACGGAATAACTCCACAAATTAGAGAGTTAGAAGTAATAATTGATATGCCTGATAGATCAGTAAATCAATCAAATATATCTTCTGGAACAACAGTGTATAACGTTTTATACCCTAATGGAGCATTTAAGGACGTTCCTTCTATTGGTATTGCAGCACAAAATATGGATTCAGGAGATTATTATACAATTACTAACAGTACAGTGTCTGGTTTTAGTATTGTGTTTAAAAATAACTCTAATACAATAATTAATAGAACTTTTGATTATGTAGCAAAAGGCTACGGAAAGGTAGAATAAAACATGAGTACTCATGATATGAGTATTGCTAACCAAACATTCCCCGCATTTAGAGCAGATTTAAATTCTGCTTTAGGGGCTTTGGCTAGTAGCTCTTCAAATACAACAGCTCCCTCTGTTAGTTATGCGCATCAATTATGGGCAAATTCAACAGCAGGCGATACAACCTTAAAAATTAGAAATAAAGCTAATAACCAATGGGTAACAATTGGTACTATATCAGAAACTTCAAATACCTTTACAGGTGGTACGGCAAGCTCTGCAGCAGCAGCTACATATGCAAGTAATGTAACAGTTGCAGCAAGGAATACAATAGATGCAAATCACTATATTGCGTTTACTACCGCTCAAACAGGAAACATTTCAGTATATACTGATGCTAATTTAACTTACAACCCATCTACAAACGTATTAGCAACAAGTATTTCAGGAAACGCCAATACTGCTAATAGTGCAACCTCTGCCACCACTGCAGGTACCTGTACTGGTAACTCAGCTACAGCAACTAAACTTATTACAGATAGAACAAACTGGAGTACAAATGGGGTTATTGCGTCTGTTGTTGGTCAACTAGGTTGGCAAAAGAATGGTAATAACAGTACTATTTTTGATGCTTCAAACAATACAAGTCCACTAAACACTAGCTTAGGTACTACAGGCGCTTCTGATAAAGATGCAACATTTCAATGGGCGGTAGGTTACCCTGTACTTATGGGTTGGAATGGTACAGCCACTTATGGGGTTAGAGTTGACTCTGCTAGAATTGCAGACTCTGCAGGTTCTGCTACAACGGCTGGAACGGCTACTAATGCAGAAAATATTAAAGTAGCTGCAAGAGATACAACTTCTGGTGAACACTACATTAACTTTACAACAACACAAACTTCAGACGGTACTCCTTTATATACAGATACTGATTTAAAGTATAATCCAAATACTAATACATTAACAGCTGCTAGCTTTAATGGCAATGCTTCTACAGCTACTACTGCAGGTTCTGCTACTACTGCAGGCTCTGCTACTAATGCAGGTTTTGCAACTTACTCAGGATATGCTCAAAAATTAACTGTTGCTGCAGATACAGATACAGAGGATGCTACGGTTAGATACCTTGTATTCTCAGGGGATACTGCTAAAGATGATGCACTTATTTATACAGACACGGGGCTAACTTACAATCCAAAACTAAATAAATTAACCGCATCAATCTTTAAGGGTGACTTAGATGGTAATGCAAGTACTGCGAGTACTGCAAGTACTTGTAGTGGCAACTCAGCTACAGCAACAACGGCTACTAATGCAACTAAAGTAACTTTGGTGGCTGATAATGCAGGCGCAACTGCAAAACCAATTTTGTTTGGAGGTGCGGCCACAGGTAACCAAATTGTTTATTCTGATACCTCACTCTCTTATACTCCAAGTACAAATACTTTAGCCTGTAGTATTTTTGATGGTAATGTTTCAGGTAATCTTACAGGTAATGTTACAGGTAATGTTTCAGGTAGCTCAGGGTCTTGTACTGGTAATGCCGATACTGCCACCAAGCTTCTTAATACAAGGACTATCAATGGCGTTTCTTTTAATGGAACTGCAAACATAACTATTGCAGATAGCACTAAGCTACCAACAACGGGAGGCACTATTACTGGTACAACAGATAGCTCTAGTACAACTACAGGTGCCTTTCAGTGTAGAGGTGGTGTGGGGGTTTCTAAGAGTATTTATGTAGGTGCTAACGTAACTGCATATTCAGATAAAAGGCTTAAAACAAATATTGTAAATATTGACAATGCCTTAGATAAAGTATCAAAAATAAATGGTGTGTTATATAATAGAATTGATTTAGAAAATATGAAACAAGCAGGTGTAATTGCTCAAGAGGTTCTTGAAGTATTCCCTGATGCTGTCTCTGGGTCAACAGATACATTATATGGTGTTCATTACAATGCGCTTATAGCATTATTAATAGAAGCCGTAAAACAGTTAAAACAAGAAGTAGATGAATTAAAAGGTAAATAATTATGCTAATAAGAGATGTAGCTAGCTTAGAAGAACTAAGACAATGTTGTTTAATAAGTTTACAAATATACAATAAAAACTCTATTGTACCAGTTAATGAAGACAAAGCATGGAAATCAATGAAAAACAGGTGGTATAGTAAGGGTTATATTAAGTGTATTGTTATTAACAATAAAATTGCTGGATGGTTCTGTGCTAATAAACTCTCTTATAGCTATAGCAACGCAACAACCTTTAATTTAGAAATATTACACCATAATCAAAGTAATTTTACAGGAGTTAAAATTATTAGACTTGTTCACAATGAACTTATTAAGTACGCAATATTAACAAAACAAAAGACTGTTTGTAGCAACAGTATTTTACCCACTATGGATACGTTTAACCGTATTTTAAGTAAAGATGGGTGGCAACAAAATGGTTGTCAAATGATTTATAAAATAACCTAAAATACCCCACCTGAGGGTCGGGAAGAAAGGAAATAAAATGGCAAGAAGTAAAATAACCTCTTCATCACAGGATTTGATTTCTGATGATGGTGCCGTACTTGTATCAGTGATTCAAGGTGAGCAAATTCATTTAAATTTAACTTTAAATTGGCTAACAAATATTAGTGATTACACATTACTTTGCAAAGTAGTTGAAGGAAACAATGATGGCTTGGGTAATAAACCCCTTCAAATAGCAAGTGGCCCTGCAATTACAACGCTTCCAATTTTGGAAGCAAGTGACGAAGACAATCAATTTAAACTAGTTATCCCTGAAACATTAGGGGACGACTGGTCAGTTAATCCCGCGCCTAATAGCCCTGTTTATGGCTTTATTGATTTAGAAATTAGAGACACAGGTTTAGGAAATGAACAACAGGTCTGGAAACCCTTTAGAGGTTTAATTGAAATTAGATACTCACCAACAGAAGAGGTATAATTATGGCTGATTACCAATTAAATGTTACTCAAACAGGTATAGGCCTTGATCTTAGTGTCCAACAAAACATTTTAAACGTAGAGACAGTTGATTATCAACTCTCTTTATCAAGAACAGGTGGTCAGGGTGCGCATGGATACAGTACTTATGATTTAGCAGTAAAGAATGGCTATATAGGTACTGAACAAGAGTGGTTAGACGAACAAGCAGCTACGTCTGCTGCACTTAATGCGCTTGTTGCTTCTGCTGCAACTAGTGAAGCTAATGCAGCTACTAGTGAAGCTAATGCAGCTACTAGTGAGACTAATGCAGCTACAAGCGCAAGTAACGCTGCAACTAGTGAAGCTAACGCTTCTCTTAGCGAAACTAATGCTGCTACGAGCGAAATTAACGCAGCTACAAGCGAAACCAATGCAAATGCCAGTGCCGTTGCTTCTGAAGCTAGCGCTAATGCAGCATTAACTAGCGAAACAAATGCAGCTGCAAGTGCTGCAACAGCTTCACAAAAAGCTATAGATGCTAATAGTTCTGCAATTGATTCAGCCGCTAGTGCCGCTACTGCAACAACGAAAGCCTCTGAAGCCCTTACTTCTGCAACTAATGCACTAGCAAGCGCAACAGCGGCAGCTACAAGTGAAGCCAATGCTGCTACAAGCGAAGCCAATGCCGCTAGCTCTGAGACCGCTACAAGTTCCTATGCAAATAGTGCAGCTACGAGCGCAAGCAATGCCGCAACAAGTGAAACCAATGCAGCCACAAGTGCAAGTAATGCTTCTAGTAGCGAAAGCAATGCAGCTACGTCTGCTACTAATGCCGCGACAAGTGAAACAAATGCTCTGTCTAGTGAAAACGCGGCGGCAACATCCGCTACTAATTCAGCAAACTCAGCAGTCTCTTCACAAAACAGCGCTTCTAATTCATTGGATTCTGCCACAGCTTCTGCTAATAGTGCGACCAATTCAGCAACATCCGCTACTTCTGCAAACAATAGCGCAATTTCAGCGGCAGCTTCTTTAGCTTCTGTTGAGTTAATTTTTGATAATTTTGATGATAGATATTTAGGTGCAAAAGCCTCTGATCCAAGTTTAGATAATGATGGTAACGCTTTGCTTATTGGTGCTGTCTATTGGAACACAACTACAAGTGGTTTACGTTTTTACAATGGCACAGAATGGGAAGAGCCAGAAACAACTGCAACTAATGCTGCAACAAGTGCAAGCAACAGTGCAAGCAGTGCCTTAACTTCAGCTACTAACGCAGCTATCTCAGAAACCAATGCAGATACGTATGCTACAAATGCAAGTAATTCGGCTTCTGCAGCTTCAACCTCAGAAACAAATGCAGGTATTAGTGAAGCTAATGCAAGTAACTCTGCTACAGCCTCTGCAGCTTCTGCTTTAATAGCTTCTACAAAAGAAGCCGAAGCAACTACAAGTGCTTCTAATGCGGCTACTTCAGAATCTAATGCTGCAAGCTCTGCATCAGCGGCATCAACGTCAGCCACTAACGCAGCATCTTCTGCTCTTAGCGCTAGTTCTTCAGAAACAACAGCCGTTGCGTCTGCAACTGCAGCTTCTAATTCAGAAACAGCATCAGCCCTCTCTGCTTCTAATGCAGCAACATCAGAAACAAATGCTGCCACAAGCGAAACAAATGCGGCGGCATCTGCTTTATCTGCGTCTAATTCAGAAACAGCGGCTTCTTTATCTGAGACTGCGGCTTCTAATTCAGAAACTAATGCTGCTACTAGTGAGACCAATGCTGCAACTAGTGAGGTTAATGCTGCTACTAGTGAAACTAATGCCGCAACTAGTGAGACTAACGCGGCTAACAGCGCTACTGCGTCAGCTACGTCAGCTACTAACTCTGCTAATAGCGCCACCGCCTCTGCTAATTCAGCCACTAACTCTGCTAATAGCGCCACAGCCTCTGAGACAAGTGCAAGTAATGCTGCTACAAGCGAAACTAACGCTTTTAATAGTGCAGAAGCATCTGCTGCAAGCGCTACGTCGGCGGCTACATCCGCTGCAAATGCTGCTGCGGCTTACGACTCCTTTGATGATAGATACCTAGGGTCTAAGCCTTCAGCCCCAACAGTAGATAACGATGGTAATCCTCTGCTAGTAGGTGCATTGTACTATAATAATGGTACAATTGTATCTGAAGACAAAGGTATGTGGATATATGACGGCGTTATTTGGATAGCTGCTTCGGCTGCATCTCAAGCTATTTTAACTACTTACAACTACACAGCTACATCTGGTCAAACAGTATTTTCAGGTAATGATGATAATTCAAACCCACTAGCTTATACTGCAGGTTCTATTATCGTAACCTTAAACGGTATATTCCTTGAAGGGGGTACCGACTACACGGCTACTGACGGAGCCTCTATTGTTCTTTCTCCTGCTGCTATTATTAACGATGAATTAAATATTCTAGTTTTTAGTACATTTGATTCTGCAAACGTGTATGCTCTTGGTGATACTAGATACGCTAGAAATGCGGATAACACCGATATTACATCGTTAACAGGTGTTACAAGCGGTATTAGCTCTCCTGACTTTATTCAGTTTGATACAACTATTACACCTGTACAAGGTGTTGGTAAACTTCAATGGGATCCTGATAATGGTACATTGCAAGTTGGTTTAGTTGGTGGTAATGTAAATCTTCAAATTGGCGAAGAACAAGTAGCCAGAGTATTTAACGCAGATACTGTTCCATTAACCGATGGCATGGTAGTATATCTTTTTGGTGCGCAAGGTGGACGACCCTCTGTTAAAAGAGCAAATAATGTTGGTGATTTAACTTCTAGTAAAACTTTAGGAGTTGTTACTGAGACTATCGCAGTTGGAGGAGATGGATACGTTACTACAAAAGGAATTGTTAATGGGCTTAATACAAGTGCCTATAATGAAGGAGATATTCTTTATCTTGGGTCAAATGGTGGATTAACAAAAATACCTCCTGTAAGTCCTCTACATTCTGTTTTTATAGGTGTAGTATTAAGGGCTAATTCAGGTAACGGTGGTATTTATGTATCTCCTCAAAATGGATATGAGATTGAAGAGCTGCATAATGTACTCATTAATTTAGTATCTAACAACCAAGTATTAAGATACAATAGCACTACTAGTTTGTGGGAGAATTCTTCTTTAGGTACTGCAGCTGATACTGCTTCTACTGACTATGCTACGGCGGCTCAGGGAACAACAGCAGATACGGCAGTTCAACCTAACACATCACCTACTTTTACTGGTGTTAACCTTGGTGACAACGCTAAGGCAATCTTTGGTAATGGCTCTGACTTGCAGATTTACCATGATGGTAGTCATAGCTATATCAGCGACCAAGGAACAGGCCAACTACGTATTCTTGCGTCACAGTTTCAAGTGATGAATCCGGCTGGCACAGAGTCAATGGTATTTGGGGCGCAAGACAATACAGCAACCCTGTACTACGACAACTCAGCCAAACTCGCCACCACCGCCACAGGCATTGACGTGACAGGTACGGTGGTTAGCGATGGGTTGACGGTTGCAGGTGACGGTAGTTTTGTTGTTTCAAATACTGGAGCAACTGAGACACTTTTAACAGTACACAATAGTGGTGTTGCGAATGGTACGACCGCTGAAATAAAAATGGCTGGCGGTAATGGTTTATCTACACGTTACGCATACATTCGTGCTGTTAATGGAGGTGCTTCAGCGGGGAACCCTCATGATTTAGTTTTCGGCACAAACGACAATAGCGCATCTCCTGTTGACCGATTAAAGATTGCTGACAACGGCGACATCTCTTTCTACGAAGACACAGGCACGACAGCTAAGTTCTTTTGGGACGCTAGTGCGGAGTTTCTTGGGATTGGTACTACGGCTCCAACAGTTAATGGTGAAAGTCTGCGACTTGTAAACGGTTTATTCATCAATACATTAGGTACAAATTCAGTTCCATCTGTGGCTTTGGGCGATGCAAACTCTGGGTTGTTTGCACCTATCGCAGGTGAAGTCGCTATTGCAACAAACGGTGGAACCCGCTTGACCGTATCTGGCACAGGCATTGACGTAACAGGTACGGTTGTTGCTGATGGGTTGGCACTAAATGGAACGCAGCCTAATGATGTTTCAATCCAGCTAACTACAAGTGGTGATGGCTGGACTATTGGTACTGACTATAATGCAAACAACGATATAGATTTGGTACTAAAAGGCGGAAACGCAGGAGGTACATTTACTGAGAGGGTGCGCATAACCAGCGCAGGCAACGTTGGTATTGGGACGAGTGCGCCTGAGTCGTTTTGGGGTCAGGCAAATAAACTTGTAGTAGGTGGAAGTGGCAACCAAGGCATAAGCATTTATGGAACTTCTACTAGCCGCCTTGCTTTTGTAGATACGACCACAGGCAACCCCGGCTTGGACAGTGGCGGCTTAATTACTTACAACCATACAGACAACAAGTTTTTGTTTAGTGTGGCTGGTAACAACAGACTGTCTATTCGATCAGACGGTCACGTTGGCATGGGCACTGATACACCTGACTATAAGCTGGAAGTCGTTGATGGTTCTTCACGTTTTTATTACGACTTCACTACCTTTGGTATCATTACTAACGTTGCTGGTGGCTACGGGCGATATTTAAAGATTTGGAATTCTGACGCTAGTGGTGATGGTGAAGCAGTCGGTTTAGGTAATTTATCTGGCTCTCTTATTTTTGGAACAGGTTTCCAAGGAGATACGCAAAGCCCAGCAAACGGTGAGGCAATGCGTATTAGAAGTGACGGCAACATTACCATCGTAAATAACGTGGGCATAGGTGCTTTAGCTGACGCTCCCGCAACATTACTAGAGCTGGCAAAAAACAACAATGGTTTAGCTGGAAGCCCCCCTATCAACATCCTGCGTTTTACCGACAATGACACGGGGTTGGGGGTAAACCAGCCAACAGGCCGTATTGAGTTTTACGTTAAAGACGTTAGTCCGGGTGGGACTGGTGTTGGTTCTTACATTGAAGGTAGAGCGGATGGCTCGGATGGCGGTGGCTACCTTGTTTTTGCTGACTCTGCTGGTGGTGCAACTGGCGCAACGGAGCGTATGCGTCTTATCGACGGCAATCTGGGAATTGGGACGCCTTTGCCTGCTTATAAGCTGACAATTAATGACCCCGGAACTGGACTTGGTTTTACTAACGCAGCAAGCGGAAATTTCAACATTGGTCTGCTTGCAGGAACTGGCTCTCCTTGGGCATATATTTTCCAACGCGCCAACTCGGACTTGCTTTTCGGAACCAACAACACAGAGCGTATGCGTATTACCAGCGCAGGCAACCTCGGCTTGGGGGTTACGCCGAGTGTTTGGTATCCAACATTTAGAGCATTTCAATTTGGTGGAAATGGCTCAAGTCTATTTGGTCGCTCTGAAAACAACATGGCGTCTATTGGCTCAAATGTGTATGTCAATGCGGCAGGTGGTAACACTTACATTAACACCAACACTGCCTCGTACTTCCAGCAGATAAATGGCGCATTCCAGTGGTACACCGCCCCCTCTGGCACAGCAGGTAGCGCTATTAGCTTTACTCAGGCGATGACGCTGACCTCGGCTGGTGACTTGCTGGTTGGATACACATCAAGTGTTGGCTACAAAATGACACTTGGTGGTGGCGGTCTACATATTAACGGTTCCAACCACGGTTCGATGAGTTCTGGACAACAGGGCTTCACTATTGATTATGCTTCTGGGTTAACTACCCTTAGAGGACGTAGCAATAGTTCAATCACAAGAGGTCAAATTGCATTTAATGTCATTGAAAACGATAACGGCAATGATTTAGAGGCAATGCGCATCACCAGCGCTGGTGACTTGCTGGTTAAAGCGACAAGTTCTTTTGATATTTCAACTCAAACCATTAACGGTTTTGCTGCGACAAGCACAGGCAGAACAAACATTAGCCGTGATGCTGGTGTTGTGTTGGGTCTTCAAAGAACAACATCTGACGGTGATATTGTTGAGTTCCGCAAAGGCACTACTACGGTGGGGAGTATTGGCAATTTCGGAGATAACTTAGGCATTGAAAGCGTGGATGTTGGTTTATTATTCTTGTCTGGTAGCGCACAAATAGTACCAACTGGCGGAAACTATGGTGTATCAGACGGCACAAAAGACCTTGGACGTAGCACTACCCGCTTCAAAGACCTCTACCTATCAGGCGGTGTATATGTAGGCGGCACAGCGGCGGCTAACCACTTGGATGAATATGAGGAGGGGTCTTGGACACCTGTGGTTGCTGATGCGACATCTGGTGGTAATGAGGGGACGGCGACTGTAAATTACGCCAAATACACAAAAATAGGAAATGTAGTAACAATATCGGCTAGGTTGTTAAACATCAACACAACAGGTTTAACTGGCGGTAATACTTTTTATCTTCGTGGAATGCCTTTTGTATCCAGAAGTGATAACCAAACCGTAGGTACTGTTGCAACAAGCAATATTGCCTATACGGGGTCAAATACAACTATTTCCTGTACAGTTGCGCCATTAGACTCTTGGATGCGTTTTTGGACTTACGGTAGCGGTAGTGGCCCTAACAATGTTGCAGTAAACGACATAACTTCAGGCACTGCCGATATTTATTTCACCGTTACTTATTTCACCGCTTAACTATCTGCCTCGGACGATGCAGACGGACTTTTAACTCAAAGGAAAACAAAATGGCTTTAGAAAAACAAACAGTAGTAGACAAGATTGAAGTGCTGGAAAACAATTGTGTGCAAGTACGCACAGCAATTCGCATCATGGAGGACGGTGTGCAACTGTCTTCTAGTTACCACCGACACGTTGTTGCCCCCGGTGACGACTACTCAACCCAAGACGCACGAGTACAAGCTATCTGTGCGGCAACCCATACCGCCGAAGTTGTAGCGGCGTATCAAGCGGCTAACGCAGGAGTTTAATATGTGGAAAATTATAAATATGGAGCGTGATGCTCAAACGGGCTTTGTCAACAACGTGCATTGGACTTGCTCTGATGTTGACGGCGACTATTCAGGCTCTACCTACGGCTCAATGGGTTTGCAGGGTGAACTTGTCACTCCCTACGAAGACCTAACCGAGGAAGTTGTTATCGGATGGGTCAAAGCATCAATGGGCGAGGAGACTGTGGCGGCACATGAAGCAGCTGTGGCGGCTCAAATCGCTGATGCTAAAGCACCAAAGGTAGCTACTGGTACACCTTGGAGTAACTAATGAAACTAGTACCCCACTTAAATATAGGAGATAATAATGAGTAAAGCAAGAGGCCTAGCTAATATCGTTGCAGAAGGTAGTGCGTTAGCTGACGGTGTAGTAGCACTGTCTGAAATAAGTGGCGGTACTAATGATGGCGTACTTTATACTACAAGTGAAGGAGTTACACATTCTGGTTCTAACCTCACTTTTGATGGCGATCACTTACATGTGTCCGGAAATGTTAACGCTACTACCTTTATAGGAGATGGTAGCGAATTAACAGGAATAGATGCACTACCAAGTCAAACAGATAATGATAATAAATATTTAAAAACAAATGGTACAGTGGCTACCTGGGAAGAATTAGTTATTCCAGAAGTCCCTGTAGACTCTGTTAATGGGTATACTGGTGTAGTCTCTCTATCTGCATCCGATGTTGGTGCCGCAACAGCAAGTGATATTTCAACTGCCGTTGCAGGATTAGCTTCTGAAACTTATGTAAACACGGCTGTTTCTAATTTAGTTGATTCTTCACCTGCTACGTTAGACACTCTTAATGAACTAGCGGCAGCTTTGGGTGACGATCCTAATTTTGCTACTACTGTGTCTACTACTATCGGTACAAAGGCTGATAAAACTACCTTAATTTCTGCTGGAACTGGTTTGACTGGTGGTGGTGATCTTAGTGCCAATCGCACAATTACACACGCTAATTCAACAGTAGCTCCTGGAAATTATGGCTCAAGCACTTCTATTCCATCTATCACAGTAGATGCTAGAGGTCACGTTACTGCTGCTAGTAACAATAGTATTAGTGTTGGTAATGGTGCCTTTACTGTTAATACAGGTAGTGGTCTTACAGGTGGCGCTCAATTAGGTACTGCCAATCAAGCAGCAGATACATCTGTTACAATTAGTCATGCTGATACTAGCACACAAGCCTCTGTCAACAACAGCAATGGCACAGTCATCCAAGACGTAACTCTAGACGGCTTCGGGCACATCACAGGGCTGGCGTCTGTTGACTTAGACAGTAGATACGCACCTGTCTCGCATAACCACGACGTATTATATGCAGTAGATGATCGTGATATGAAGCCTAACACTTCCGGTATAGGTACTAACGTAAAGGCAATCAGACCATTTTTCTCTTCTCTTGGAGGAATGACAGGCGCTGCTAATTCTGACTACCAAGATGTCCTTGTCCTTGATACTTATACCGACGCTAGCGGTGGAAACGCAAACGCGATCACGTTAGACAAGTCTAATGGAGCGATGCGTGTATGGAACGCTCCGAATACCGCCACGTCATGGGGGACTGCTCAACGAGTATTCGCGGACAACTACCACCCTAACGCTGACAAGTGGACTACTGCTAGAACCAATACAGTAACTCTTACTGGTGACGTAACTGGTTCAGGTAGTGCATCAGTTGATGGTTCAGGAAACTGGACTGTGAGTCTGTCTACTGCTGTTGGTGATGCCGATACCGTTGATGGTTTACATGTACACGGCGGCAGAAATAACGAAGTCAACAAAATTGTTCGTACAGATGGTAGCGGGTACATTCAAGCTGGTTGGATCAATAGTACTTCTGGTGCAACAACAAGTACAATTACACGGATCACAGCTAGTAACGATGAATATTTGAGGTACGTTACTCCTGCTACTTTCCGTACACAAATCACCGATCCTTATTATCCGACTAAAACAGGTGGTGGGGCAAGTGGCACGTGGCCTATCTCTATCACGGGGAATGCAGCGTATGCTACTACGGCGGGTTCGGCAGATCAAATTGATGGATGGGGTTTTGTAAACACAGGCAGTAACAATGCTGTTAACGCAGACACCATTACTAGTAACGGTATTAGTTATTATACAGGAGGTGTTACAAACTTTAGCGGAAATGCCACGGATGGTGCTTTATATTCACAAATATTTAACGCTTCTTGGCAACATCAAATTGCTGGTGACTATCGCAGTGGTCAAATAGCAGTACGTGGACGTAATAGCGGTACATGGCAAGGCTGGCGAACTGTCGTAGATTCCTCTAACGTAAGTTCCTACGCAGCTTTACCCGGGCATACCCACAGTAACTACGTCACAACTACTTACAACTCAAGTTTAAACAGCGATAGTCGTAATAGTCGTGGTGTTACTCGTTTGTACCGCCGTGATGATAATAGTGATTTCAGTGTGCAAACATACTGGACAGGAAGCTATTGGCGCTTGTATGGGTATAACGGAGATAGCGCACATGCCGATGTTCAGGTGGGCTACGCTGACAACGCTGGCTACGCTTCATCTGCGGGTAACGCAGATACCTTAGATGGTTTAGATAGTACGGCCTATCTCCGAGACAATGGGTGGAACACTTACCCAGGACAAGACGCTAATAGTCAGCCCACAATGAGTGATGACTTCACTTATTCTAATAATGCCCCGCATACGGGCGATCTTATTAAATTTGGAGCTAGCAACTATTCTCTTCAGCTCAATTCACAATATAACGGTACAGGTCAAGGATTCTCTTTCCGAACTCGAAATGGTGACAGCGGCGCTTGGAACCCTTGGTATCATTTAGTTCATGCTGGTAACGTAAGCTCCTACGCCGCAGCCCCTGGTAACTACCTCCCTTTAGCTGGCGGAAATATGAGCGGCAATATTGGTCGCACATCGCATAGCTCTGGGTATCTTGTTGGTGGTCATAACAACATCGGTGATACTTCAATTAAAACAAACCCTATTTACGCAATTGGTTCTGGATACCAACCCAACGATAATGATCTTGTCAATATGTACGGTATTGGATACTCGCATCCGAATGCAGCCTATGATGGAATCAATACGGTTCTTAGTGGGTGGGGTCTGTATGTTGCGGCTGGTGGTACTGCTAGAGTAGGTTTAGACGGTGATACCGGACGCGTTAAAGCGACTGGAGCAATGTACGCTCCGATTTATTATGACTTAAATGATACTAGCTATTACTGTGATCCAAATGGTACAACAGTACTGAACGCATTAACAGTGAATAGTATTAATGCAAATTCACACAGCCACGACTCAATATCACACCTTGGTAGAATCTCTGCCGAGACAGGAAGAAATACTTATCGTTCTGGTGTTTACACTTTCGGTACTTATACTACAGCTAATCCCGGAGGTAATCCTCCTTTAAGTTATCCTGAAATTATATCTTGGGGTGCTGGTGCTACCGGCTCAATTCAACTTGCAGGTGATTGGATTTCAACAACATCCACACCATTAAGGGTCAGAAGTTTAAGAGATTGTTGTCAAGATTGGTCTTCATGGTCTGCTATTGCCACATCAAATGAATCATTTACAAATAATATAGATTTACGAGCACCAATCTTCTACGATAGCAACGACACAAATTATTATGTAGATCCAGCTTCAACTACAACTTCCGTACAAGTTGCAGGAGCAATTGAACAAGGTCATAATTATGCTCATCCAAATATAGAATGGGCTGCTTCTGGAAACTCTACGGGCGAGGTTATCTTTTATTTGCCGGGGAACATTAATAACTATGGCATGGTTCATATGGTGTTTGACATCTATGAATATGCTTCTCCGCGTACTGCTACTGTTATTATTGGAGGGCATAATTGGTCAAATAGCTGGTATAACACTGCTTGTAACGTAGTTGGTTATACTGATAAGACAGTTCGTTTAGGTGTTAAGGATAGTAGGTTTTGCGTTATATTTGGCGGTACAACTTCTGGTTGGTCTTACGGACAAATTAGACTTCGTAAAATTCAAAACGGGTCGTACTATAACAATATAATGAATTTAGGCGGTGACTGGGCTGTTACTCAAACCACATCTGAATCGTTTACTTCTATTACTGGAGACTTGCGTAACCTGCGCACACCAGCTAACTTAGAAGTTGACAATATTAGCTATGCCTATGGTAGCTCTCGTGCGCCTATTTTTTATGATTATAATGATACCGGATATTACACTGATCCAAATTCTACATCTGATACAGCACAAAGAATGCGTGGCGGTACAGTGTATGGTCCAAACGTAACATGGGGTTCTTATCTATTAGTTGGTGGTGATGGTAGACAAAACTACACTAATTCTGGTTATGCTTCAGTTTGTACTACAAATGGTAACTTACATTTAGACTCCGGTACTAATAATGCAACACATATTAATTGGTATGATGGAACTGATTTATTAGTAGGTGCAGGTGATAGTAGTACTTTAAGATTTCAAGTCTATGGTACTGGGAATTATTCATACGCATCAGGATCAATGCGTAGCCCTATTTTTTATGATGCTGATGATACCGCATATTACGTCGACCCAAATGGTACGTCTCGGCTAAATTCGACAGTCACCACTCAGTCTTACACTCATAACTGGTTCCGTAACTATGCTTCAGGTACTGGTCTGTATAACGAGTCTACTGGTCAACACTTCTATTCAGACGATGATGACTACTGGAATATTGCTGGCGGTTCAGGTGCTAATGGTTTACGCTTCAGAGATGAACATGGAGGCACTATTCGTGGTTACGTGTATGCAGATTACAGTAATAACATTGGCTTTCTAGATCTAAACGGTAGCTGGAAAGCAAGAGTTGTTAATGGTGACTACTTTTTAATAGAAGGTTCCTCAATAAGAGCGGTGAAGTTCTTTGATTCTAATAATACAGGCTACTTTGTAAATCCAACTGCTTCAACAAATTTATCTGATCTCTATGTAAATGAGTTACATCAAAATTTAGCTACTGGAGACACGGCGCGTCTAACTGCTGCTATAGCATGGGTTAACTTTAATGGTACAGGTGTCGTAGCGATCCGAGCCTCTAGTAATGTAACAAGTATTACTGATGTTGGTACTGGTACTTACACGGTTAACTTTGCTATTACAATGCCTAATACTAATTATAGCGTTCAGTTAACAGCTTCAAATTACAACGGTGGTCAGGCTAATACCCCATCAGTACAATACGGCTCTGGTTCATATTGGGGAAATACTAGTCCAACAACTAAAACTACAACAGCAATTAGATTTGTTAATGGAATTGGTAATTCTGCATCAGTGATTGATTCTCCAGAACTTAACGTAGCCATTTTTGATTATATGGTTTAATACTAACTAATTAAAAAAAAAAAAAAAAA